TTGAATATTATTGATGATACTGAAACAGTATCACTTGGCATGAATGAAGAAGGCACTTACAATGGTGCTATGGGTGGAACAGAGATGATGGATCTGGGTCTCAAGGAACGTGTTGATCCAGATCTGTTATCTCATTTTAACATCATCAAGTCTAGGGTTCGTAGTGTATCGAATACCAAAAAGAATATTCTATGGTTGCATGACCTATGGGCAGACCCAGAGGTTCAGCATCTAAAGAATGCAGAGGATCGATCAAGGTTCTCTAAACTGGTCTTTGTATCAAACTGGCAGTTGTATTCATACCACCTAGCACTAGGTGTGCCATACTCTGAGTCAATAGTTCTCAGAAATGCGATTGACCCAATTCCATTCAAACCTAAAACGGTCGATGGTCAAATTAAACTGATCTATCACACGACTCCTCATCGTGGGTTGGAAATCCTAGTACCAGCATATGAACGAATTGCAGAGCATTTTGGTGACAAGATTCACCTAGATGTATTTTCGTCATTTGAAGCATATGGTTGGAAGGAACGTGATAAACCGTATGAGCAACTCTTTGAAAAATGCGAGAGCAATCCTCATATCACATATCACGGATACCAGTCAAACGAGGTTGTTCGTGAAGCATTACAAGATGCACACATCTTTGCTTATCCTAGCATATGGCAAGAGACCTCTTGTATTGCAGCAATTGAAGCATTGAGTGCAGGTGTCAAGATCGTTTGTCCTAACTTTGCAGCACTGCCAGAAACGACTGGTGGATTTGCTACAATGTATCAGTGGCATGAAGATAACACCCAGCATGCGCATCGGTTCATGAATATCATCGGTAATACCATTCAACAATTTATTGATGCTGATATTGATGACGTCAACAAAGAACTTCAGTATATGAAATCGTGGGCAGATAGCATGTATGATTGGGAAACTAGGAAGCATGAGTGGACTGGTTTGCTGACTGCTCTAAAAGAAAATGCTTGACTTTTTTCTCGAGTGCGATAGAATGGTATAGTAACTTTGATAGAGAGGATATATTATGAATCGCAAAAAATTGCAAGAAGTCGTCCTTGAGGGTGTGCGTGCTGATATGGGTCTAGACAAACCTAAGAAGAAAATCCGCAAAGCACGGAAACCTATGAGTGAGGAGCAACGGAAAGCAGCAGGTGAACGTCTTGCCAAAGCACGTGCTAAACGTATGGCAGAAAATCCACCTGAGTATAAATCTATCCATGCTTCAGTCTTGGAACGTGCTGATGACGATCCATGGTCGTTGGCAAATGTTCGTAGGTGGATCAAAACGCAAAAGGAACTGCTTTCCTCTGAACGCAAAAACATGCGTAACAATGTGAAGGGTTCTATTGCCAAGGTCGCTGAACACGAGGGTTATATCCGTAACCTGCAGACATACATCAAAACTGGCACATATGTCGATATGTTCTGGGGTGAGTATCAGCAGAACAAGGTAGGACAAAAGTGTATTGTGATGGCATACCATCCTGACGGAACACCAAAACGGTGTAACGGAGTATTCTATCCCGACATTGGTATGGTTTGGGATTCTAATACTATGGATGAAAAGAAAAAAAAAAAAAAAAAAGAGGATAGTCCTGAATGACTATATATTTGATAGGTAAATGTGAGTAAATACGATGATATTGTTGGACTTAAATCAGGTGATGATTTCAAACCTGATGATGCAGTTGGGAAACAACTACAACCAACTAGAAGAAGATCTAGTTCGCCACATGGTTCTGAACAGCATACGATTGTATCGTAATAAGTTTAAGGACTATGGGGAACTGGTTATCTGTTGTGATGATAAGAACTATTGGCGAAAGGATATCTTTCCTTACTACAAAGGTCACCGAAAGGCAGACCGTGAGAAGTCAGATCTTGATTGGTCTATGTTATTCGAGTGCTTGAATAAGATCCGTGACGAACTCAAAGAAAACTTCCCATACAAAGTTATTCAGGTTGACCGTGCAGAGGCAGATGACATCATTGGTGTGCTGTGCCAAAGGTTTGGTACTACATTGAACAATGAAGCATCAGAGAAGATCTTGATCCTATCAGGCGATAAAGACTTTGCTCAGTTGCAGAAGTTTGCTAATGTCGAGCAGTTTAGTCCTATTACTAAGAAGTGGGTTCGTGTTGCTAATCCTGAGAGGTTCTTGAAGGAGCATATTCTAAAGGGTGATAGAGGAGACGGAGTTCCTAACTTCCTATCCAATGACGCATGTATCATCAACAAGGAAAGGCAGAAACCACTGGCAAGTAAGAAACTCGAAGTATGGGTGGATGAAGATCCAGAAATGTTTTGTAACGATGTGCAGATAAGAAACTGGCATCGTAATAATCAAATGGTTAATCTAGATATGATACCAAAGGAGTACAAGGTTGCTATCAACGAATCGTATGACGGTTATGTTGTGCCTGAACGCAAAGGTCTCCTAAATTATTTTATCAAGAATAAACTTAAATTGCTCACTGAGCACATTGGAGAATTTTAATGAAATTTAGTAAAACATTCCATGAAGTATTCAAGGAAGTGAATAATGCCAGCACCAAGAAAGAAAAGATTGCAGTGCTTCAGTATTATTCGTGTGGTGAATTGAAGCAGGTTTTGGGAATGACTTTCGATCCGAGGATTGAGTGGTTGATCCCAGATACTGAAGCACCATACAACCCTGCACCAAAGAGTGCTGATATGCCAACCCTCCACGCAGAACTTCGGAGGATGGATTTGTTTGTGAAGGGTACACCACGAGCAGAGAATATGAAACAAGCAAAACGTGAGCAAATCTTTATCGAAATGCTAGAGGGTATTGACTGGCGTGATGCTAAAGTATTGGCAGCAATGCCATCTGGCAAACTACCGTATAAAGGATTGACACGTAAGTTGGTGGCAGAAGCATTTCCCAACTTGACGGTCGGTTGGTTTTCCTAGAGATAAAGGACTTTTTTGGATATGGATATCGCACCTGCCGAAACATTTGGTCTCTTCCCAGTACCGTGTTATAAAACGGTTCTTAACCAATGCAACCTTGAAGAGATCAAAGAAGTCGTAGGAACGAAATGGCATGAAGGAGACGAAAAGAACTTCATGTCCCATGACAAATTTATTCTCAACGATGAGCGATTGTCTCACCTAAGAGAAGAAATAAAAATGCATTTGGACGAAATGATGTTCAAGAACTGGAGCACGAACGTCCGAATGACATTAACTCAATCATGGGTAAACAAGAATCCGAAGGGAACTTCCCATGTTGAGCATACACACCGTAACAGTATATGGAATGGAGTGATATTTCTAAACGATCACCCCACACCTATGAAATTCAGAGACCCAAACCCATGGAAGGATTTATGGGATATGGCATCTGATGTAAGCGAATCGAATTGGGCAAACGGTAATATCGCAAACATTTATCCAACGCAGAATACGTTGATCATGTTTCCACATTACCTACACCATTCGGTTCCTGTCAATCAATATGACGTTGACAGATATTCATTAGCATTCAACACTTGGTTCGGAGAACCATTTGGAGATGTAGGGCGACTAACATATATTGGAGCAGAGTATGTCCAAAAAGAAACACGTGCAAATTGAATCCGACGAACTGCCAAAGATTAAACGTGTGGACGGCAAGAAAGTAAGACTTGATATCCAGAGAATTATTGAACGTAACGTCTATGACGATTCCGATCTTGATGAAGAACTAGAAGAACTATTTTATGGTGAACTGAATGAGAAACAAAGTCGCATTCGTAATAGGTAACGGAGTCTCGAGAAAACCTCTTGACTTAAATCACCTAGTAGACAACGGAACGATTATCGGTTGTAATGCGTTATACAGGGACTTCGATAAATGGGATGTCCTTGTTGCTATTGATGATGGTATGATTGAAGAAGTCCTTCCTCTGATGAAGAGTTTGGATGACGATCGAATACAAAAGGTAACAGTGCCTCCAGAAGATGAACGCTGGGAGGATCCTGAATACTCACCTAATCGCAGACGATCAAATGCTGGGATGAATGCAATGCTTGAGGGTATTCGATCAGGACACAATATCCTGTACTGCCTTGGTTTCGATTTCATACTTGAGGGTGAGGTGTCGGTTGATAATATCTACAAGAACACCAAGAACTATGGCAAGGAGACACATGCTCGGGAAGAGGATAACTACTATCGCATCAAATACCTAGAGTGGTTCTGTAATAAATACAGTGATACAAAGTTCGTTTTTGTTATTCCTGATCATGTTAAGACCAAACCAATAGAAGCAGACAATGTCGTTGGTATGACGATGACCACATTTAGAAACAAACTAGGAGTCGTATAAAGTGTTTACATTCGAGCAATTCCTAATCGTAGCAACCTTTATTGTGATATGTGCTTGGTTCTCGTATCGCAAGGGTCAAAAGGATATGGCAGAGTTTGCTGTTGTCCAGACAGTAGATATGCTGATCAAAGCAGACCATGTGCGAATAAATGATAACGAGGAACTTGAGAAGATTCAGGAGATCGTCAATGCCGAGATCCTCGAATACCATAATGCCACGAAAAAGACAGCATAATAATTTAAATTTTTTTCAACTTTTTTGTTAAGACCTTGTTTTCACAGGGTCTTTTTTTGCATTTTTTTGTTGACATTCTTGCTCCATGTGGTATACTGGATCTGTAAGTTGAGAGAAGAAAGGTCTAAAAATTATGATAAATTTTATTGCTCTAGGTGAAGGTAATGTTGAGTTGTTCGCTGGTAAAGAACTGATTGTTGCTTCTAATAATGCTGATGTTCTTGCTGCTGGTATCGTGAATGCTGGTGGGTTTGCTGGTGATGGTACTATCTCTGCTTCTTCTAGTTGTGACTTCGCTGAAGAGTATGGGTTTGCGACCCAAGAAGAGTTTGAGGTTCTTTGGGAAAAGACTCTGAAGATTGTTGAAAGAATTAATGAGTTAAAAAAAGATGTTGCTGATGCTTTGAAAGGTGCGAAATAATTA